ATGAAAGCTTTCCTTAAAAATATAATACTAATAGGAAGTGAAAATAGCAAAAGAGAATTAGAGTTTTCTAATGGGCTTAATATAATAACTGGCGATTCAAAAACAGGCAAGAGTGCTCTTATTGAGATTGTTGATTTTTGTTTATTTGCAAAGCGTTCTACGGTACCAGTTGGTATTGTGATAAATTACACGAAAATATTTTGCTGTGTGTTTGAGTATAATAATAAAAAAATAATTATAGGCAGATCGAAAGAGCAGCCAACTAAATGTTACTTTTCAGTAGAGTATGATTTGAAATTCGACGCAAAAGACAATGTTGATTTTGTATATTTCGAAAAAATAAAACCGAGAACTAGAGAAGAAGTACAACAAGATTTTGAAGAGCACTTAGGCATGTCTGTTGATGATACTTCTTTACCTGAAGATGAAAATAATGGAAGAAATAAAGGGAAGGTGTCAATAAGAAATGCTACTTCATTGTTTTTCCAACATCAAAATTTAGTAGCAAATAAACATAGTCTATTTTACAGATTTGATGATTTCATGAAAGGTAAATCTGTTATTGACCAGTTTCCTATATTTATGGGATGGGTTAATAACAGATATTATCGCCTAAAGAAAAGAGTAGATAAATTAGATAAAGATATAAAAAAAATAGAAAAAGAAGAAAGGAAGCTTAAGTTAACATTTGATGATCAGAAAGCTAAGTTATTGGCGCCTATTAATCAATATTATAAAGTCTTAAATATGCGCTTCCAGGAAGAGAATGCGACAATATCACGACTAAAAGAGATAGCGCTAAACCTACCTGAAGTTCCTTCAAATGCTGAGCAAAATGTAGATTTTAAACAACAGCTTAACTTGTTGGAAAAGAAGAAAAATGAATTATTGAAAGAGTTGTATGAGCAAAATCAACTCATAGGGCTAATTGAAGAGAATGAAATCGAGTCTTCCGGGTATGCAAAATCTCTCTCTGATTTAGCTAGTGTGTCATTCAGTGATACTAATGTAAATGAGCTAAATTGTCCTGTTTGTTCTTCAACCGTGGAGGGTGTAGGCTCTCGAGTCAATGCAGTTCAAAGCTCAAGAGAGTCGTTAATCGAGGAACTTTCAAGAGTTGGTAACTATAAAAAAGATAGCTCTAAAGCACTTAACTCTCTTTTGTTAAAAAGAGATAAGCAAAAACTAAAGATTCGTGATGTTAATACTGAGATAAAGCAATTAAAGAAAATATTTAGGGTTAAAGATAACACTGAAATAAGGGATGCACTAAATCAGATCAAAGGTCGAATCGAGACAATACTAGAATTTATTGTTATCTCACAAAAACAAGATGACAAGCCCCTGAACTTGCTGGAAATGAAAGCAGAGCTTGAAGAAAACCAAAAGGCGTTAAAAGGTTATGGTTTAGAACATCGATTTTCTGAAGCAAATGCTTTAATCAACAAAACGATGAATGAGCTCAAAGAAAAGTTAGACTTTGAAGACGATCTACGTGATGGTGAAATGAAGTTTAAGACTGAAGACTTTTCATTTTATTATTATTGCCATAATCAGGAAATTCGCTTGTCTGAGATGGGAAGTGGGGCCAATTGGTTAGCATGTCACTTAGCGGTGTTTTTATCTATTCTAAAATTGATAGCAAAATCAAATGCAGTTATCCCAGCAATGCTATTTCTTGATCAACCAAGTCAAGTCTACTTTCCTAAAGTTACGCAGACTTTTTCTTCTGAAAATAAAAATGGCCTTCTAGGTGAAGAGGAAGTTGATGAAAATATCAAGCAAGTTATTAATATATATAATGTAATTAAAGATTTTCTTGATGATTTGGAAAAAGACTCCAGCATTGGTTTCAAACCACAGGTTATAGTATTAGAACATGCTGATGAGCCACAGTTTGACGAATTTGTTCGTTATCGTTGGTCTGCAGATGGAGATAAGCTGATTTAACTGTTTTCCAGAGCCTTAGAGGTTTCTAAGGCTCTGGTTTAGAATTAAATCATCCCACGCTCTTTCGCCCATTCAATGAACTCTTTGTATGGGCGTTTTCCTCTCATGCCTTTCACCGCTTTTGGGAAGCCAAGTTCTTGAGTCCAACGCCACAGAGTAGGTTGGCTAATACCAAGAGTTTCACGAACCTCTTTATCGCTGATGAAAAAGCGTTGTGTTGCTAGGTTTATCGTTGAATTAGCCATTTTGATTTCCTTTCTTAATTGAACTTTTCATATAACAAACATAAAACACCGCACAAATAACGGCATAGACGGCGAAACTGATCATTGGGCCACTCCTTTTGCTGGTGGCATAATTCGTACTCGGTTTGTTGTGTGCCAACACATTGCATCCCCATTAAACAAGCCGCCTTCGCGTAACTTAGCGCAGCCTTGTGGTAGTTGTTCACCACACTTACCGCAGCAGCCCAAGTCGCTTTCAATCTTTGGTATCTCGTCATGAACACGGTGAATAAGCGACTGCAAAGCTTCAACTTGCGTGTAAGGTTCGCTTGGGTAAGCGAAGAACTTGCAAATATCATCAAGCTTTGTCATTTCATCGGGTGATAACGTCACTCTGATATCGTTATTGCCACTGGTCTTACGCTTATCCCTTAGGCGCTGTGCGCGAACAGCAGCTTGTTTGCGCTTGCGTTCTTCATTCATTTTTCGGCCTTACGCTTACGAGAGTTCGCTGTCTTTTTCATTGGAGAAAGTAACTGGCGAGCTTTTGCTAAGCAAAAGTCGAAACACTTTCCACCACGGCCTCCGAACGAAGTGGTGGTTCGGTAGGTTTCAATCGCAAAATTACATGCGCGATTTGCTTCGTGGTGTTCGTAACCTTCACCAAGTAATATTTGATGAATATTTTTATGGATAAACTCTTCCTGAGAGTTTCGAAGTAGGGAAGTCGTCATTACACAAAGTTCCTTTGGTTTCTGGGTGAAACCTGGCAATCAGTCTAAGTACTTGAAATTGGTGGTCAGCCAGTTATATACTGATTGTGAGGTTTGGTTCTTTAGTTCTAAGTCTCATTGCACAAAGTAAGCCCTTATTGGTTTGGTCACCGATAAGGGTTTTCTTGTTTTAGTCGTTTGCCCAATCGTAGCCAGTTTCAATATCCATATCGTAAGCTGATATTTCTTCGCCTTTTTCAATCTCCATAACTTGATCGTGGATGTCACCAAAATCTATAACACTTCCTGTGGCATACATTCGGAATAGATAAGATTCAAAATCGCGCTTGAATGTGATTACTTTTGCTTTTTTACTGCTGCCTTGAGAGCTAATGTCGAAGCCAATTACTTTACGGGTGTTGATATCCACTTCTATTGATGCACGACATTCACTAAATCTTTTATTCTCGTTAGAGCGATAGCTATCTGATTCAGCTTCCCCATCAAATCCAATGCTGATAAAGCTCGAGTTCCAGTTTTCATTTTCGCGCTTGAAGCACACCATAAATCTTCCAGAATGGTCACATTCATGATCTGTAATCCCACCTTTCAACATGGTGATCAGGTCATCAAATTGAACCGTTTCGCCTGCTGTAGGACAGATCTCGTTTAGCAGGGTATCGACTTGGTTTATTACTGGGCCTTCTATGTGTTTGTTAAAACGCTCACGGATAGTTGTAGTGATAAAGTGGTTGTATTCAAGAATGCCAAGGTTATCCATATCAAGTTTTAGTTGGCTTTTTAGCGTGTCTTGAAATGCTTTCCCAAAGTCAGAATAACTACGGAAAAAGTCGGTAAGTTCGCTGGTGATCGTTTCTTCAATTTTCTTCTCAATTGCTTCTTGTAACTCAGCTGAAGCGAGTGTGTTTCTCACTGCATTAGTAGCGATTTGTTCGATGTTTAACATGGTTATTCCTTAGCTATAAAAGGGTGGTCAGCCCTTGGTTAAAGTCTCATTGCACAAAGTAAGTGAGGTGTTATTGCGTTAATTCATCTAAGTACTTATTGGTGTCCTTAAACCACTTTGTTATCTGTTTATCGTGGTGTTTCCCGGCTTGAATATAGCTTTCCAAATCAACTTGATTATCACCTTCTGAACGATAGCCGTCGGTATGAACTGAGATAGTGATGAGTTGAACATGAGCCGAAAAGTCAAAGAAGACATCATGTGCTGTCGTCATGGTGATCTCGAAGCAACGGCTAGTTAATACAGCAATCTCTTTGGCGTATCGTTTACATAATCGAGCTGAAAGTTCGGGCTTTTCACATGTTGGGAATTCAATTGGTACTGTCACTTTGAATCTCCTAATTAGTTGGTAGAACCATTGAATTCAACTTACTGCTTAATTGGTCAGAAAGAGCATTGAATTGATAAATGGTTTGAGCGTCTTCTGTGGCTACTCGAACTTCTAAGTCTTTGCATTTATCGCTTAGCTGAATGAGCTGTTCTAGCTCGTCATAAAACGGGTCGCTTTTTGGCATCTTCGTTAGGAAGTGCTCGAAGCTCGTTCTATGTAATTGAATGGCTTTAGAGCCTTCTAAGGTTTTGTTGAGTGTTTCAAAATTAAGTAAGTTCATATCGTCATCCTTCTTTGCAACTGATGGTTATAATAACCAATGGTAAATCTTTGTCAACAACCAATAGTTGCAATTGTTGGCTAAAAAAATAGCCCGCATATGCGAGCTATTTGAAACCAATACGTCTTTGTGAATGCTATAAGTCCATAATGACTTGTTTTACATAACCAACGATACGGCAATTGCCATTGATCGGTATAGGGTCATATTTGGGATTCAGTGGGACTAGGAATTTTTGAGGGCCATCGATCTCTAGCTTCTTGATCGTTGCTTCTGGTGCGTCGTTTAATGTCGCGACCACTATTTTACCGTTGTCCGGGCAGTTGCATGGTTCTACTACAACAATAGAACCAGCAGGGATAGAAGGTGAGCCATGAGGATTAGTCATTGAATTGCCAGAAACCTTCATTGCAAACGCATTACTCGAAGTGTTTGCTGCCACGGTTTGCCATTTAAATTCAGTATCTTGGTCAATGATAACGGTTTGCCAGTTACCCGCCTGAACTTGGCTCAGGATGGGAATTGCTTTGAGCCCCGATGTATCAATGAATTGAGCGTTAGGTAAATGCTTCATCGCATGTTCAAAGAACGCCTGATCTTGCTTGCCTTCAGTTAATACATTTACTTTTAGAGCTACGTTACCTAAAAGGTGTTCAACAGATACTTCAAGTAGTGAGGCTATATCAGATAACTTTTTAGTATCAGGAACAGCTTCACCAACCAACCACTTTCTAATTCCAGCTGTTGATATTTTGAATGGCAGTATCTTCTGCAGGTAGGCCGAACGTCCTCTTTGGGGAATGCCCGCCTGATCACATGCTTCATTTAGCCGAAGTGTAAATTGTTGTTGTTTATCCATTTCGCTCAAACACCATAGCTGAAAACTAACTAATGGTTATTTTACTCCTATTGACTTCTTACTATCAGTCAGGGTTTAATGTTGCAACCAATAGTTGTAGTTGAGATGAAAAATGAAACCAAATGTTGTAAAGGTAGTTTTAAACCAGTACTTCAAAGGAAGCTATAAAAACATGGGGAAGTTGTTTGGTGTTACTGCTCAGGCCGTCCGTAAATGGGAAGTCGCGGGTGAGTTCCCTGCAAAGAACGGACGTACCCAGCAAGCCCATGAACTAACTAGCTTCTGCTATAAGGTGCTGACACCAAGTGCGTTCAAATCTCCCTTGAGCTTTAAGTCAAGATTAGCTGAATTTTCAAAAACAGCCTGATCACCAACATTCTGGATAAACAACCAGTAAGGAATAACCATGCAACCCAGTTTAAAAAGCGTTATGCATAACGCGGTAGTCGCTTGGCGAAGTGATGCAACGAAAGAACAAATTGCGGAATATATTTCTCGCTTCTATCACAAGATGAAAATCTACGAAGAGGAAGACTGCCAAAGGGAACACCTTCTCAAAGTACCGTCGGCTTTGAATAATCCAAACAACACTCAAAATCTATTTCGCTATGTCAGTAGAACAAGCACAGAGGCTAAAGCTAACGTGATGGATTTGTTGCCTGCAATTATTGCAGCACTACCTAAAGCTAGGGCAACAGCTGCACTGAATCAATTCCTAAACCCACTTGGATATTCGGTTGCGGCTATTGGTTCATGTCAAACCATGGCGAACCGAGATCAACTGCTCGCCGATTTTAGCAAAGAGTCATCTGAAGCACTCCGTTCGATACTTTTACTCAGTGAACACGCCACGTCTGACCAACTTCGTGATGCTTACCGAGAGTTACAAGAGAGTGCCGGTTCTCATGATCCGTTACTTAAATACTTAGAAACATTGATGGCGCAAAAAGGCTGACCACCTGAATGCATTTATTAACCACGTTAATTAACAAAACAAGAGAACTTTGTGCAATGAGTCTTTCTTATCAAAATTACCACGGCCAAATGCTGTGGGTAGCAAACAACGGCAACTGTCGCTATGTGGTGTCGCGCAATAAAGCGAAGCAAATCCTACAAACCATGAAGGCGAGGGCGGTTAAGTGATCGAATTCCTAGATAGGCCCATCGCTTTTCATCGGCCATTCGTCAAGCTAGGTATAGGCATTACGGGCGCATTAATGCTAAGCCAAGCGATTTATTGGAGCCGCAGAACCAACGCATCCGGTTACTTCTATAAAACTCAAGCTGAGTGGGAAGATGAAACCGGAATGACGCGTAGAGAGTTAGATACAGCTCGAAAAAAACTGCGTGATTTATCCATTCTTGAAGAGAAAAAGCAGGGTGTTCCGTGCCGTATTTTCTACAAAATTAATGAGCCAAACTTGATTGAACAATTGCGCCATTCTAGTTTGGCGGAATGCGCCAAGCAGTGCAGTACAAATACGCCAACCTGTGCTGCACAAAAGCGCCAAACTAAAACAGAGATTACACAGAGACTACCAGAGACTACAAACAATAAAGATCATGTGTCGGTGGTTGAATCTTGCTTTGCTCGGCTATGGGCGGCATTCCCTACCAAGAAATCCAAGAAGAACTCGTTAGCAAAATTCAAAAGCATCGTGACAGCGCAAAGTGAACCTCCAGAGATATTCACAAACATGCTTTGCCAGGACGTCGAAAACCGAGTAGTAAACCGCCAGTTTGGTTTCGATAAGCTTCACCTAACGACTTACTTGAATCAAGAACGATGGAACGACGACCATGAAATCAATCACTCAAGCACTACTCAATCAAGCAACACAGCCACAGGATCACAAGCAAACCGAGTTGAACAACACAACGCAGAATTGCTCGCCCGCTACGGACACACTGCCGCACCAAGTGGGCAACCAGACTTTGCACCTGAGTGTGGAGGATTGGATTCAAGCGAAGTTTGTGGAGGGGTACGGGGCGAAGTGGATTTACAAGGTACTACCATCGACTTGGACTCAAGCGATTTCCACGATGTCGGCAACTGATGTTCGAAGAGCCGTAAGCCAAGCTCTGCTAGAAGGGGATGCGTGGCCGCCAAGCTTGCCTGAGTTCGTTAACATGGGCCGCGAAGAGTTGGTTGATATCGATGAAGCTTTTACCCGAATGCTACGCTGTGAACCCAAAGGGGATATTGAGTATTGGGCATCGCAAGAAGTGGGTTTTGTTTGCCGTGGACAACTAAGTGAGCGGGAAGCCAGGGCCAAGCATCGCAAAGCATTGAAGAAGTATGCTGAAAAAGCGAAAGCAGGTTCACTGCCTGCAAGAAGCACGATGCGTTTAGCGGACAAATCGAACGTTAAACCCATCAATGAAATTACAAGACCAGATCCAAACAAGTTCAATAAGAACTCGGTGTTCGCAAGGGTCGCAGCAATGGGAGCAAGGGCGTAATGCAATTTGAAAAGCTACTGGCAAAGTTCAATGTAAAAGGGATCAACTACGAACCATCGCTAGGTGGTAAGGGGTTACTTTCTCAGGATGAGCAGCTGGCAATTGTCGGCCTCGCATGGAAGGAATCACCAGTAGGCTTTCTGGTGTTGTTCGTTGAGTGCTTGCAAGACAAGCCTGCCTTGAAAAAACTATACCAAGCCACCCTGATTGAAGCCAACACGCTAATGGAAACATGGCGCGGCCCATACCCAGATAAAGCGCTCCAAGCCTTAGTCTCTACCGCGATTGCAGAAGCGACGCAGCAGTTCGGCCAAGTCTGCCCTGAATGTAATGGTAGCGGTAAATACATTGCCAAGAACCGAGCAAGAAGAACCTGCCCATGCTGCGATGGTGGCCGTATAGGCTGGACACAAGAAACCCGCTTTGCTTACTTCTGCCAAACCTTACCTGTTACTTTCTCTCGCTTTAAGAAGTACGAATCGATTCTCGGCAAATTGGTTAAACGCTTGGTGGATAAGCGCAGTGCCGCGGCTTTGGCGCTGCAGGGAAGGTATGAGCAAGAAGAAAGTGTGGCGAAAGTATTGGAAGCTGAAGCATAGCTCGTAAGGTTGTTTTTGAAAGGTAGTTAGAGCAGAGGGAATATGGTGTGATGTAGGAGTAGGGTGTCTTGACCTTCAACCTACATCAACACTTTCGCTTGTTGATTTACTGATGCCCCCGTTTGGGGGCTTCAGTAGGGTAGCTTTGACTCCACGACTGAGCATGGTACTTGCTAAGTCAAAATGCTTATTGAATAAATTGCGATGATATATGAATGTCGACTGATACTGGTCAGGTTTGTTGAGTGTTTTAAGGTATTGAATATTGAGTCAACCACCCTACAAATCAATTTTTTTTTGGCTATAATCACTCCTCCCATAGTAATGATAAAATCCCCACTTCAGTTGAATTAAGTTTGTAGATATTTTATTAAATTCGTTATGTCGTGGTATGATGGAGCGGGACTATCCGAAGAGATAGGCTGTTACGTGCTTAATTCATAATGTGCTAAACCATTTGTATTAAATCAGATATGACTTAAATGGTACCGTTCTAGGTTCATCTAACTTATTGAAGTATCAGTAAGTATACTTACCATTTTTCATAAGGATCCTTTGACAAAGCTTCAAAAAACGAAGAAAATGTCGGAAAATCTTCTAGGTAAGTCACTTATTAATATGGAAAATGGGAACCAATGAGTCAGAAATTATACCGTGACATGAAAGTAGCAAATGACGGTTACCCAGTACTAGGAGAGTCTTCAACCAAACTTGGTGTTCGAATTTTCGGCTATAATGTAGATGGTGAAGAAGATCCAAGAGACACAACCGTTGAAGAAGACGGGAATGTATCAACAGGTGGAATCAGTGTTTCGCCACCAGATATCAACGAAACATTTAACTCTAGATTTAGAAAAAGACTAGAGGCTGGAAAGACCGTTCTATGGGAAATAGACGAGAGTGTTTTAGAGCGATTAAGCCTTAGATACGAGCAAGACAGTGATAGTCACGGTTGTATAGGACCAATGCATAGAATGACACCAGAAAAGTACGAATCTCTTATTAAATCAACTAGAAAATTGTGGAGGATGAGCAATGATTTACAGTCTAAATAATTTTACTCCTTTCCTGCAATCTCAACCAGAGTTTGCAATGGTAGCAACTGCGATTGCTGGCATGTTGGCTAGTGGTCTTAAGAAAGATGACATTTCGGACCAGATTGAAAAGTTCTGCGATACTGAAAAGGTTAATGAAAAATACGAAGATTATCTGGATGATTTAATTTCTGCAATGGAAGGGCATTGTGCCAAAGACTATATGCTGCATCCTAGCCATTTCAAAACTTAGAAAATTAGTTGTGGCAAATAATTAGGGGACGCAGATGAATCTTACGATGATCTCAATAATTGTTAGTAATAACCTCGAAATCGAAGTTACGAAGCATTAAATTGAACTTTTTCGTTCAATATTTGGATAGTCATTATTGCGTAACCAGAAATTGAATCTTAACTATGTGATAGAAGCCTTTCTAACTAGTTGATATTTTTTTCTAAAAGAGCATAATGTCTACATTAGAAAACCTCGCCTAACCGCGGGGTTTTTTCGTTTCTACCGTTTATAACTGACAAAGCACCCCTTTCCACTGTGAAAGCTGGGTGCTTTTTTGTGGGAGTAACATGCAAGATAAACTCAGTTCCTTCTCTTCATATCTCACTAGCGGCTTACTGGCTCTTACCGGGGCATTCAGTATCCAAGACTGGGCGGCGGTGATTGGTGTGGTGATGGTGTTTGTCACGTACTTCACCAACCGCAGCATTAAACTCAAATTGCTTGATGAAGTTCGCAAGCAACGAATTTCGGAAGAGCTCTGTGAAAAACTTAATCAATAAAACCGTCTGCTCTGTCGCGGTTGTGCTTTCTATCGTTTTTAGCCTCGCACCCAATATGCAAACTAGCCAAAAAGGTTTGGCACATATCGCTAACCTCGAAGGGTGTAGAACCAAAGCGTATCAATGCAGTGCTCATGTTTGGACCAATGGCCTTGGCCACACAACAGGTGTGAAACAAGGCGATGTGGTTAGTGAAGAACACATTGCTCGTAACTTCATTGCCGATATTAAAACCGCTGAGAAATCCGTAAACCAACATTTAACCGTTGACGTTACCCAAGCTCAGTTTGATGTGCTGGTGAGTTTTGTGTTCAATCTTGGCACTGGAAACTTTAAACGTTCCACCATGCTTAAGTTATTTAACCAAAATCAACCCTCAAAAGCATGCCTCGAACTTTCACGTTGGGTTTATGTTAACGGCAAAAACTGCAGGGGCCCTGATAGCCAATGTTCAGGGGTCGTGAAACGTCGCGAACTAGAACAGCAAGCTTGTTTGAACGGCTGGTAATAAGGGACTTTATGAGCTTCTCTATCAAAAACACTTTGTTGATAGGTTTGGTTATTTTACTGCTTGGTAGCTTCGCTTTTTCTGCTTATCTACTTGAGTTAACCAAGGTGCAAGCAAAGCGCTACGGCGAGCTTCAGGGCCAGTTTCAAGACTCTCTCAACAAAAATAAATCACTGTCTATCACCGTTAAAACCTTAAGCGATGAAGTTCGGCAGGCTCAGCAAGCTGCGGATGCATTGTTACAAACGAAAGCCGAGCGAAAGGCTGCAGCGGTTCTTACTGTTACCCAAATCAAAAAGGTACTAGTTCATGAAGAATGTGCTGATGTGCCTGTTCCCAATTCTTCTGAGTGGTTGTACTACCACTGAAGTGATCACTGAATATCAAGACAGGTTGGTTCTTCCTCCTGCGGTTTATCTGACTTCTTGCCAACAGCCTTTTACTGCTCCGCCGCAAACCTATGGCGAAGCGGTAGAACGTGACCCGATATGGCTAGAAGCCTGGCGCAATTGCGCTGACCAAATTGAGCACTTACGTGACTTTTACGGTTACGACAGTGCGCTCCCTAATACGGGCAAATAACACTTACTACTTGGGTGGTCGTTCACCGTTATCCGTTGTTGCCCGTAATTCATTCCTTACGAGGGTGTGCAAGCGTGGGTTCCTCGCTGTCTTGCTTGTTAGCCATGATCATATTCAGCTCGCTGCTGAAACTCCTTATATGTTAGCGCAAGTCCAGATTCAAAAAGGAACAAGCAGAGTTTGAGAGAACTTCATTAATAGGTAACGTCAGCTTAATGCGAATAAGGGCGTGACACTCGGAGAGACGAGACTCATTCAAGAGGGCTTTCAATGAACAATGAAAAACGACTTTGGAATTTAACCGAGTTGGAAGCGTTCGATTATCACCGTTCTACGATCCGCAAAAAGCTTAAGTCTGCAGGTATTGAGCCTATCGCATTTAAGGGACAAACCCCGCTTTATGATGTGGTTCAGGTGACGCCTTATTTATGTAAGGCACCTTTAAAAGAAAGTGATGCTCCCGATTTGATGGGCTTTAAAACTGCAGCTGAGCTGAGAGCTTACGTTCAATCCGAACGAGAGAAGTTAGCACTGCAGAAAGACTCAAATGAGTGCATTGCAAAAGAAGACTACGAGAATGAAATAGCCATTTGTATATCAGGTGTGAAGGGCTTTAAAGACAAAGTGATAACACGTATTGAATCGGCGATCCCAACGGCAACAACGCAGCAGTTAGAAGATTTAGAAAGTTTACTTAATTTTGATTTAAAGGCGGTATCTGATGGGCTTGAACAAGTTTGATTCACGCCTTGGTGTTCAATTCGCCGATGCGGGCAAGATCCGGCGAGAGCTCGCTTATCTTTGTGCGCCAACCGATAAAACCCCCATTGAAGCTGCTGATGAAGATTTGTGGATCTCTGATGGGACGGACGTAACGAAGTTTTTGTCCTCATTGGTGCCTTATATGAAAGAGCCAATGAACTGTTTGGCAAGGCGCATTTATGAAGCGGTGATTGTGGTGGGGCCCGCACGTTCGGGGAAAACTAAAGCGTTAGTCGAAGGGTGGATCAACTACACGGTAACGCAAGCCCCTGGCGATATGCTGCTGATTTACAGCACCAAAACTAAAGCGGCAGATATGTCTAAAGCTGATTTAGACCGCTGCTTTTCAGCGACGCCAGGCATTGCACATTTAAGAACGGGGCGAAAGTCCGACGATAACATCACGTCTAAAAAGTTTAAAAACGGCATGAATCTTAAGTTAGATTCCGCAACAGAAACCAGCTTATCGGCGTCTACGTATCGTTATGCTGGCGCGACCGATTACGACAGAGCAGATGATGGCGTCGGCCAAGAAGGCTCGAAGTTTGAACTGATGTTAATGCGCGTTCAAAACGCCAAGTCTTCAGGCATGGTAATGGCTGAAAGCTCTCCTGGTCGTATCGTTAGGCACCCTAAACCAGAAGAAGAATTACTAGCCCATGAGGCACAACCATGTGGCGGTATCGCATCACTGTACAACCAAGGCGACAGACGCCGTTTCTATTGGTCGTGTGACGATTGTCATACGCACTTTAGGCCGGAATTCGAAACTTTAAAGTGGGACGACAAAGGTGATCCTTTGCTCTCGTCTCAAACCGCGTATGTGGCTTGCCCAAGGTGTGGTCATCGTATTGAAGAAGTCGAAAAACATTCGAAGAACCTGAGTGGACATTGGTTTCGTGAAGGTGCGGTCAGTCAATACGGTGAGTTAGTTGAAGACGAATCAGAGATACGCACAACCAAATGGGCCACGTTTTGGTTTGAAGGGGTGATAGCCGCTTACAGCAGTTGGCAAAACTTGGTGTATCGCTATCTCAATGCCGAAGCCATTTATGAAGACAGTGGTGATGAAGATGCACTGATCTCATTCATCAATACTCGAATGGGGCGCTCTTATATCCTCCAATCTCAAGGGCAAGATATTGGTGCTCATGAATTGATGGAAAAAGCCAAAGGCAATCCTTATTTGCGTGGGGTTGTGCCTGTTGGTGGCCGTTTCTTGATAATGAGTATCGATGTTCAAGGTGGTAAATCCAATGCTCGATTTGTGGTCCAAGCTCAAGTGTTTGGCGAAGGTCTGCAACGCTGGGTGATCGACCGCTTTGAAATCTTAACGACACCACACCGAAATGGTGACCGTATTAACCCTGCCATTTACGCGGAAGATTGGGACCTACTTATCGAGCAGGTGATCAAGAAAACGTACCCCGTTGCCGATGGCAGTGGGCGGGTAATGAAACCGATATTAACGCTGTGCGATTCTGGCGGTTCGGCTTCTGAAAAAGACGGCAAGAAAACCTCCGTGACCGATTTTGCTTACCAGTTCTATAACCGGCTCAAAGCTAAAGGGTTGTCACATTTATTTCGCCTCGTGAAAGGCGCCAGCAACAAAGATATGGATTCACTGATTAAAGAGTCATACCCAGATAAGCGCAGCAAATTGGCGCATGGCGAGATCCCTTTATTAATGCTGCACACCAATCGACTTAAGAACCGTGTCGTGGCCAGCTACTCCCGTGAAGAGTTCGGCTCTCGATATTTTCATTTGCCTGCATGGGCGGAAAGAGAGTGGTTCGATGAACTGACGGCTGAATTCATTGATGAAAAAGGTCAATGGATCTGCCCTGATAAGACGCGTAACGAGAGTTTTGATTTATGCGCGTATGCCGAAGCCGGGATGCATTTTCTTGGTGGTGATGAAATCCATTGGGAAAGCGCACCACCTTGGGCGTCTGAATGGCAGATTAACCCGAATGTAATTGATGCTGACTTACAACCTGTTTTCGAGCGCAAGCCTAAGAAACGTTATAACCACTCAAGAGGTATTTTCGGATGAGTTTAGCGATACCAACCAATCAAGAGCGTTTGCAATGGTACCTCGAAGCCGAACAGAAAATTTTACAGCAACAGTCTGTTAAGACGGCAGAAGATGAAGAGCTAACCTTGGCGAGTCTAGCGACGGTGCGTAAAGAAATAGAACGTTTGCAACGCATTATTGCTCTGCAAGGCCAAGGGGGGCGACGCTCTATGATACGGAGAAATTATCTTGAGTAGCCAAAACTTGCTCGACAAGCTCGTGGCCGTATTTAGTCCTCGGAAAGGGTTGGAACGTGCTTACGACAGACGACTTTTGAATAAATACAACGCAGCACTTCCCCGAAATCCGCATACAAAAAAGACAAATAAACAATCGAAAGGCGATTCAAATTCGTTGAACAAAGGCGCGAAAGCGGTGTATCAACGGGCGCGACATATGGATGAAAACAACCCATTTGTTACGGCCATTTTAGATGAGCTTTGCGCCAATGTGATTGGTCCGAATGGCATCATGGTGGAGCCTCAGCCTCTAAACCATAAAGGTGAGGTTCATATTGAATGTGCTCAGGCGATCATGACCTGGTGGGAGAACTTTTCTTTAAACCAGAACATCGATGCTGAACATTCTCGCGCGGAAACTGAATGGCTTGCGGGTCGAACATGGTTTCGCGATGGCGAGGTGTTTTGTCGAATGTTCATGGGTAAGCACAGTGATTTGGTTTACCCAACAGAGACGCCCTTTGCGGTGCAGCCTTTTGAGCCTGATTTTATTCCTTCGCATATAACGGAAGCTGAAGGGGGACTGTTTGAAGGTATCAAGCGAAACAAGCTTGGTCAGGCTATCAGCTATTTGATTCAGAGAGATTCAAGAGGGTTTGAGTTTGTTGATGTCGATGCGCAGTTTGTCTGCCATTTGAAGTTTACTCGGCGCTTTCATCAAAACCGTGGCATTTCCCTTTTGCACTCCATTTTGGATTTGGTCGATGACATCGAAGATTACGACCAATCTGAACGTATTAGCGCCCAGATAGCGAGTCGTTTTGCCTATTACATAAAACGAGACCCGACATTGAATTCAAATACATCGGACGCGTTCGATCGCGGCGGTGGTTTTTTTTTTTTTTTTGGAAATTCGTTTGAACTGGCACCCGGTGAAGATGCGGGGGTGGTGGAGAACAATCGAAAAGAAACCATGAGCAGTCCTTTTCGAAATGCTCAGCTGCGACTGGCTAGTGGGGGCGCAGGAGTGAACAATTCTAGTGTAACCCGTGACTACAGCAACGGCAGTTATTCCGCTCAGCGCCAAGAGTTAATCGATTCGTTCAGTCGCTATCGAGTGCTGCAGCGAAAGTTTGTTTTAGGTTGGACTCGTCCACAGTATCGACATGCTTTGCAAATGGCGATGCTCGCCGGTGAAGTCAAAATTCCTGCCGATGTTGATCGAAAATCCATTTTGAATGCCATTTATCAAGCGCCAGTGATGCCATGGATTGATCCTGGTAAAGAGATGGTGGGCGTAGAGAAAGGGACGCGTTTGGGGCTGTATTCGTTAAGTCATGCACAGCGTGAACGCAACATTAACCCTTTGTCTACTCGCCGTGAAATTCAGTCGGAGCGACAACAAATGAATGATATGCACATCGTGAGCACTTCGGATCCTGCTCATGCGACAAAGCCCAACAATAAAACAGAAGAGGCAAAGAATGCCAAAGCCAAATAAGAGCTGGTACACGCTCAAAAATGAAGCCGATGTGATTAAGGTCTGGGTGCATGGAGACATCAGCGCTTGGGATATTGATGCGACTGAAATTATCGCTGCGTTACAAGTGGCCAATGGTAAAGAGGTCGAATTACGAATGCTCAGCGGCGGTGGCAGCGTCTATCAAGGCCTAGCGATGTACAACGCACTGAAGGCGCATAAAGGAAAGGTGGTGGGCATTGTCGATGGCATGGCCGCGAGTATTGCGACTTATGTCCTGCTGGCCTGTGATTCTATCCGTATGCCTGAAAATGCCATGTTAATGATTCATAACCCAGCCATTGGAGCATGGGGTGGTGAGAAGGAAATCAATTCAGCGCTTCAACAGTTGCAAGCGGCGACCAAGACCATTTCTGAAGCGTACGCTGAAAAGTCGGGTCAACCTCTTGAAGAGGTTCTGACCGCTATGGAGAGTGAAACCTGGTTCACCGCGCAAGCCGCTAAAGATTGGGGGCTTGTCGATGAAGTGGTTGAAGCGGTCGATCTCAGTAACTCATTACAGAGTTTCGATGAATCTGATTTTAAGAATTTCAAACAAGCGCCAAGTGAGCTGATGAATTCGCTAACGCTACAGTCGAATGAACCGACACCTTTGGCAGCGTCTGCTAAGCCAAATGAACCTCAAATAAACAAACCCAAGCAGGTAAGCGACATGCCGAAACCAAATGAAGAATTACAAAACGCTGTAAAAGCAGAGAATCAACGCCAAGCAGATATTCGTGCGTTGTGCGCTCAACATAAAGTCAGCGAGGCATTAACCAATGAAATGCTGACCGACTTATCGTGCTCAGTAGGACAGGCATCCACTAAGATTTTAGAAAGTATTGGTAGCCAATCAGCGGCAGGTCAGCAAGAGCCTGAAGCGAATTTGACGGCCACGCACATGAGACTTGGCAACGGTAACCATGTCAAAGACGAACTGCAAAATGCGTTGAATGCACGTTGTGGTGTTGCGGATTTAGAAAAAGACAACTCGTTCGGTCATGAGTCATTACTGAATATGGCGCGCGCTTGTCTCGATGTGAATGCTCGAAGCGCCATCACCAAGAATGAATTGGTCAACCGAGCGTTTAACTCCGGTGATTTTGGCGACATCATCACCGAAGGTATTCGAACCGTGATGCGCGATGAAGCGCAAGCAAGAGCCCCGATGTGGCGTGAACTGGCTAACGTAGAGAACCTGACGGATTTTCGTGAAACTGAGCTAGTGATGGTTAATGACGCGCCGGACTTGATGAAAGTATCGGAAGATGGCGAGTACAAAGCGGCGGTCTTAAAAGGCAGCGGTGAGCGCATTCAGCTTGCGACCTTTGGCCGTGAAATCCAGTTCACTCGTCATGCCATCATTAATGATGAAATTGGCTTAGTGGCGAAGGTACCTCGTAAATTCATGCAGTCCGGTTATCGTCTGTCAGACAAGCTGATGTTTAACGCTATCCTCGCAGGCAAGATGGCCGATGGTGGCAATGTCTTTAAAGCGGGCAAAGACAAAGGCTGGGGTAACTTCATCAATGACATTCCAGCAGGCGATTACGCGGCGATGATTATGGCTCTGCATAAGGTCTTTGCTACGGCAACCACCATCCCACTGGATGGTGAAGCGGGTCAAGGTGATGCGTTAGATCTTCGCGGAGAGCTCCTGATTGCGAGTCCAGATCATGCCTCAATGTTTGAAGCGGTGTTGAATACGGCAAGCAAACCGGATGCCTTTAACCCCGCTTATAAGAAGTTTGGTCAGGTGATTGAAACGGCGCGTGTGGGCGATGTGAATGGCGCTCTGGCGCTAACAGGTAAAGACTTTGATACCGTCGTTATGGGCTTCTTAGATGGCCAGCAAGACCCATGGCTAGAAACGGGCGACGGTTGGAGCAGCGATGGTGCCAAGTTCCGCATTACTTACGACTTGATGTCGAAGGTATTGGACCGCCGTGGTATTGCCCAGGCGACCTTTAAGTAAAGCTTGGAAGAACAATTTGATTGTATTGACAGGGTGAGCATTGCTCGCCCTTTTTTAGTGGTGAAAATATGCGTTTAAGCGATGGTAAAAAGATTGTGGCGACTGTGCCAACGGGTGGTTTTAAGAAAGATGTACCTTGTCTACTTGGAGCTTTATTAGTTGTTCCCAACTTTACGGCAGCAGCTGGTGATACGGCGGTGTGTTATACACAAGGTCATTTTGATGGTCCGATTAAAGCGGGTGATAGCGTGAGCTTTGAATCTGAAGCTGCTTACTTCAAAAATGGTGAGTTTACCAAGACAAAGCCCACGGCATCGGGGGATCTGTCTCAACCGGTTGGGGTTTTCATTGATAGTGGTGTGCTGCTGACTGGCGGCGTACTCACTGAGTTTGTGACTTAACGACTCGTGATGAGTGAGTTCGAATCGGCTCGACGTCTTATTCGTGAATCTATCCAACGTTGCTTTGGTCGTCCACTTTTTGTGATGACACCACAAGGGAAGCAGATTGAAGTGATCGGATATATCCGAAGTCACGAGAAGGGTGTGAATCAAGTGCATTTACTGGCTACGGATTTTGAGCTGCCCGAAAGTTGTACGTTGATTTATCGCGATAGACGCTACCAGCTAGTTTTTGATGCAGCAGCTAAAAGCCCCAATGGCACAAGTCAGCTCATGAGGGAATATGTTCTGGTATTAGATACCCAAGGTGCGAAGCATGAGTGGTCTGAATTCTAGTCGTTCCCAATTGCTTTTAGATACTGAGTTTATTCGTCGTTATGAAGCGTTTGAAGAAGAAATTCCTAAAGCGGTACTTCGAGCGGCTTCACTCACCTCTAGATGGTTACGAGGGGTATCGATGGCTGAGCTTGGCTACGAGCTGAGTATAGATAACAAAGCGCTGCGTTCACGATTTCGCGTGTACAAAAACGGTCGAGTGTCGAAGTTGTGGATTGGTGTGCGCGACATTGGCGTTCACCGATTAGGAAAGCCGATTCAAAACCGCTTAGGCGTTAGAGTGGGTGAGCATTTCTTTGCCGACGCGTTTATCTCTCCGATGGACAGCGATCAGCTTTTGGTATGGCGAAGGCGTGGCAAGGCAAGATCAGTTATCGAAAGAGTAGAAATCGATATTGCGGATGATGTTGATTCGATTGTTGAGAACTACTTGCCTGATATTAATCGTAAATTTGAGGCGTTTTTTCATCGTGAATTCAAATACGTTCTTTCGATCGCCGCGTGAGTGGGTCTTAGTGGTGGTCAATCACTTAGAGCAGCGGCTTGCGCTTAAAGTCGATACGGTCTATCGACGCCAAGCGGTTGAGTTGGCCAATACCACTATCAGTTATCACATTGGCGAAGCCGAGCCGGTTAATGAATACGCCAACGATGGGCGTCACCTTCATGACATTGAATTGAGGTTCTTGGTTGAAGTGCCTATCTCCATGGATGGCTTCGATTTGGAAGCGTTGGACGCTTCAACGCGTGTAGAACGTGAATTACTGCATGAGCGATTTGGCGCTCCGAGTGATTTGGATGGCGCGATGGTGGTGTCTAATCTACCGAGTAAGTTTGATCCACAAAATGGTGTGTTTGCACGAACCGTGACGATGAAACAGCGTATTCGATTAGGCCCAGTGGAAGAAAGTTGGCATTACATAGACGGGGGCTGCGACCATGCTAGCCAAGCTTATAAAACATGTGAGCGCATTGGAGAAGAAGGTTCTTGAGTTACATGAAGAACTAGAAGAGAACAATCGCGCGTCAGCCAATTTACTGCGCTTAGGTGTTGTTGTGAAAGCCGAGGCAAATACCGTCGATATTCAGACAGGGGATAATCTAGTAAAGAGGATCCCTTTTTTTGTGCTTGCTGCTGGAAGAGTCAGCCAATATCGGCGCCCTTCAGTTAGCGAACAGTGTTTACTGATTAACTTGGGAAGCGGAGACAGCTTAAACAATGCCGTGGCGTTAATGGGATTACCCTCTACTCAATTTCAAAGCCCAACCGTTAAAGATAACGAGGTGATGACCGATTACGGTAACGGTATGTCAGAGCTTTATAACCTCGATGACGGCTCTATTGTTTGCCGGTATCCAGGGGGCATGAAGATCTATGGTGATACTTGGCAAAATGGGGCTTACCAAGCAACAGGAGAGATCACCGATCATACTCGTTCGATGCAAGCTGACCGAGAGATTTATAACGAGCACGATCATCCAGGCATACTCCCTGGCCCTGCGAAAACCAAGCCAACGGAGCAACAGCAATGATTGGTATTGACCCCAAAACAGGAAAAACCGTAACCGGAGCTAGTGCCTTGAACTGTCGTTTTGCAAAAGTATTAACGACAGAAGTCAGTTCACGAGTAAAACGTCGAGGTGTTGGAAATCGAGCGGTCTCGCGTTTGGGAAAACAGCAGACACCCACCGAATCCATGATAGTTCAAAATCTAACATTAGAGGCTTTGTCCAACCCATTGAATGGGTTAACGGATTATCAAGGCATTCAGTGCCAAGCAATCCCACACTTGAATGGATTTAGAGTGAAAGTCTCGGGAACATGGCGCGGGGAACCTCTGCAATTGAGTGGTGCATTATGAGTAATAAACCTCAAGCTTTCAGTGAACCTAACTTTGAATCTTTGCTGAATGAATACATCAATTTTGCGGTGGAATATTGCGCTCAGCGAGATGAAGATAAAGCAAAACACTTACGTGAGGCCTTTAATAATCAAGGTGAGCTTCTCGCTCAGGTGACACAAGCGTTTGTCTTAAAACGAACCGCTGAAATACGAGAGCAGAATCATCAAGCTTTGCAGATGTTTCGTAAGTACGTGACAGATACCGAAATGGTAGATCTCCTGGCGTTGCAATATAGTTTAAAGCGTCAGGTCATTGAAGCCGGTGATGATACCGTTTTCCCCGCAAAGCCTGTGGTCATGGAGTCTAATGAAAGTTTGCTTCAGCGTTTTGATTTAGCGCCTTTCCAGTTTCATACCACCGGCACTCGGCTTGGTTATCGTTTTCATGCCATGACTTTAGAAGAGCGACCAACCATTACGGTGAACTCTGAAAAAGATGCTCTGGTGATGCGTTATGAGTTTCCTGAAACATCCTTACCTAACCCTATCAAAGATGCGCAAGCCAGAATGCTTGCGCCTAACTCAGGCAAAGTTTGTGTGGCGTTATTAAGTCGTACATCACCCAATGGTGTTCCAAGTTCGACCTTGCTTGAAAGAGCAAGACAATACTTAAATCGTGATGACATAGCGCAAGAGTCGGATGAGGTTACGGTAAAAGCGGCAACGCCTAAACCTTATCAAATTGAAGTGACGCTTTTTACAGGAGCGGATCCCAATAATGAGGTAGAAAAAGAGTCGGCGGTCGCTGTGGCTTGGCTGTTTGCCGAGAAAGCTCAAAGGCTTGGCGGCATCATTGACCGGGAAGAAGTGGCACATATCTTTTATGAACTGGGTGCGAAACGAGCCAAGGTTCAAGCACCTGCAGTTGATGTGGTGTGCGCTTGGGATGAAGCGCCACATTGCACGGAGGTGATTGTGAATGTTCGATCTGAATAAGGAGTTTCTATCGGTCCAGCCCAATAATGCTTCTCTTATTGAAGAGGCTTTGGAGTTTGCTTGGACAGAGCTTATTCAATCCACTCTTTGTCCTTATCCCAATCTCAAACAGCCATTACTGACGGATAAAGCCTTCGTGGCTTTGCTTGCTGGTGAGCGAGGTGTAACGGATTGGCAGCCAAAGGACACGCTAGAAAGTCAGCGTAAAACGGTGGATAAGGCGTTTGATATTCATCGAAAAGCAGGGACTCGATTTGGTTTGTCTATTGCCCTGGATGCGATTGATTGTGATGTGGAAGTGACACCTTGGCATCAAATGGAACCAAGACTAGCGCCTTACCATATTGAATGTATCGCATGGCAACGAAACCAACCGCTTGATAAGGCGGCGACAACCCGAGTCTTAAGCCGTATTGAGAGTACTAAATCTGAGCGAGACACGGTTGATTTAATCATGGCGCTTGGCGCTGATTCTGGGTTTGAATTTTCAGCAGTGAAGCAAAATAGCGTCATTGCGAAAGATGATCATTGCAGCGGTACCATTAAAGCATCCCCGGAAGTCCAATATTCCTCCTTCTTATCTGGTGTCGGCTATCACGTGACGAGTGTTGATGACTCTGTGACGGGCGAGGTCCCCGATATTTCACCAGGCTTTGCTCCTTTGTATTGGTGCGCAGCCACACGCCTAATTTTCACAACTGATTTTGAATTTGGAGCAGTAGCATGAGTTATGTCGTGCAATACACCGATGCAGGGCTCGCTGAGCTTATTAGCGCTCGTAACCAAGGGCTAAAAGGAGCGATTAAATACATTGCCGTGGGTGACCGTAGTTATACACCGACGACAGGTCAGAAGGCGTTGAAACACGAGCTTCAACGCGAAGTCATTTTAGATTGGGAGGAGCTCAGCCCAACACAATTGAGAATGGGTGCTGTATTCAAAGGTAGCCAAGAATATGAAGTGCGTGAAGTGGGTTTCTTTTTAGAATCCGGTACTTTGCTCGCGGTGTATTCCGCCCCGAATACATTGCTTACCTACAAATCGGCGAACTCGAGTTGGTTACAAAAGTTCACATTGGATGTGTCGCCACTGCCGAGCAGTAGCGTGACCATCGAGGTCGGTACCGAGAATGTGAATTTACTGATGTCTGAAGAGGTGTTGACCGCTGCTATCGCAACGATCTCTTTAGGAACAACACAAATTAAAATAGCTCACCAGCATTTGTTGCTTAGTGAGCGCCTAAGAACGGAGCTGGGTTAATGGGTATTGAACAAAAGATCACGGATTTACAAAGAACCTCTGCAGAGCAGACGGCCGCTTCACAAGCCTTGTCGCAAGAAGTCGCGGGGAAAATGGGGGAGATTGATAAGAAGACGGAGGACTTTAAGGAAGAAGCTCGAAATCTAGCAGTTGATTCTCTCGGTGACTTATTTCGCTGTCATATTGGTTTAAGTCGTGCTCCTTTAGAACGAATTACTCCGTCTCCTTCAGATGATGTAGGAGTGCTGGTAAATACAGCTCTTTCTAAAGGTGCAAAGTCGATAGAAGTTAATTGGCCTGCAGATGGTCAAGAAAGGAACTGGAATACATATGTTTCTTTGCCTGTTGGTGTAACTATTTCAATCTCAGGGCCTAATAGTACCGTTGGATCCTTAGGAGGAAAGGTAAGAGCTGACAGAGAGTGTTGGAAAAAGGGTGGGGATGGAGGCTGTTCAGAACTGGGATCTCCCTTAGTATTTAGAAATCTACAGGTTTCCTCAAAATTAACGCCTCATAACGACCATTTTAAGATATATGAATACTCTTCTTTGATCGGATGCGCTGGGAACAATATTGTTAAATTTGGGAAAGGTTGTTATTTACACGATGAAGGAGGGATGTTGATGTCTCCTTCTAGTGGTGGGCTTATCAAGGTAGCCGCTTATTCATACGGCACCCCATCATACATAGTTGGTGGCGGATATGGTTGCAAATTTTACATATCGAGTGCTTTAGTCAATCAACTGGGTGGGAGTAGCGATTTTTACGTACGATTGTTTAAAGCTAATTTCGTTAAAACGACGAGTGACGGCCCTGAATTGTTAGTAAATAAGGGATTTAAACGGCTTAAAAATGAAGGATTAAATGTCCCGTCAGAGTTATTAAACGTACAACCATGGGAAGTGTTGTTGGAGCATTCTGACCTAAATGACAATAAACATGGTGGTTACGGGCGTTCTTTTTATGCAAATACTAGAGGGTTGAATACGCAAGCAGATAGACCTCGACTACTTCTTCGAAACTCGTGGTCTTTCTCAGGAGGAATAGCCTCTATTCAATGTCTGTCAGGATTTGGAGAAGTGGCACCAACAGGCTTACATCAAATAGGCGTTACAACCGAATATCGAATGTCATTTTAAAAGGAAAAGTAATGGATAGCATGATTGAATCAATCAGCAATGATTTCTTGTGGAATGTGATTCGAGTAGAGAGAAATAAACTGCTTTCCGAAGCAGATCTACTAATTAATCGCATTAATGATAACAACGGTGACAGCCAGTCGGTGAGAGAATATCGTCAAGCGCTAAGAGATATACCCCAGCAGTTTGACGACCCACTGAATGTCGAGTGGCCACAATTGCCCACGTTATAAACCGCCATCAATCAGGCGGTTTTTTTGTACCTAGACGAAGCCTTTTACAGCAATGTGAAGGGCTTTTTTATTGGAGCAATTTCTCTGTGCAGAAATCCAAAGCGAAAACCTTGGAATACCCGATCATCAAAGAGTTTCGACTGAATGGTCGCTGGGTGTATCCAAGCGAAAAAACTATCCACCTTCTGCCTCAACAAACGGCCTTCCTTATCCAAAACGGAAAAATAGGGCCAGCAATTGAAGTGAAGGTGTCGTCTAAATCCACGGAACAAGAGGGCAAATAATGCTCACGCCAATCCAAGATTTTGAGCTCAATGGGGTAGAAGTTAACACCATTGAACCTCAACCAAGTATGGGACCACTCGCGTTGCAGGTGGTGCACTTAACCGGTACCGCACCAAATAAGAGTAAGGGCTTAAGTTATAACGAGCCAACGCGTTTATGGAATTACAGTCATGCGATGTTATCGCTTGATAGCGTTGGGACCAGGCAAGGCACATTGCCTAATGTGGTTCGCTACTTACTTGAATACGTTAAGTGCATTGTGTACGTCACGATTGTGGAAGTTAATGCGAACGTATCCGTCACTGAGGCGAATATCATCGGCGGGGTAAACAGTTCTACAGGAGCGATCACCGGCCTTGAAACCGTTAAGGCGTGCGCAGAAACGCCAACCATCATTGCGGCGCCAGGTTTTAATTCGAAAGCCGTTGGTCAAAAGCTCGCTCTTATTGGTCGTGATGTTCGTTGTCGTCCGGTTCTTGATGGTCCGAATACTAATGATATGGAAGCTGCAGAGTTTGCAGCTGAATTTGGATCGGAAGGGACGGGACAAGATAAGCTGTCGATTATCGACCCATGGTTTTTGAAAACCTATGACGGTGTGCAATCTCTTATGCCTGCTTCTATTGCTTTGGTGGCAGCGATGGCCTCGGTTGAAGGTTGGGAGAGTCCGCAAAATCGAGGGGTACTTTGTGATGAAACTGCTCGTAATGTTTCATACAAAATTAATGATAAAACGACTCAAGCCAATTTCCTGAATAAGCATGGTGTAGTGACGATTGCTCGGACACGTATGGGGGGAGTGTCTATTATCGGCAACCGCTCTAATACCGGGCGTTTTCTTTCCCATGTCGGTTTGGAAGATTTGATGGCGCGTAAGCTTGAAGAAACCAGCCAACCATTGATGGGTAAACAGCTCACCGAAGAGTTTATGGGGCAAGTTGTTGACCGTCTAACGAACTGGGGCCAAAACTTAGTTGCTCAAGGTGTCATTCCCGTATTCAAAGCATTCCTGCATCCAAGTAAAAATAACCTAGAGAACTATACCTCTGGGCGTTGGTACTTGTGTGTCAACTATGGTCGCTATGCTCCAAACGAACACATGGTTTATGAGATGAGTGTGGACAACGGCCTTATTGAAGCATGGTTAGAGGAGGTCGTTAATGGCTGATCGTATTCGTATGCGGATCTCGGCTCAGGTTGAATCTGTGCCGCTGATGAACGAAATAGTGGAGTTCACTCCGGTTGATATCAAAACCAAGACGGTGTCTAACGAGGGCTCGTTTGTCCAGTCTGAAGATGTAGTGGGCTTTGAGCCGCTTAAGTGGACGCTTAAAGTACGTGGTGATCACCAAAAAATCCAAAACGCACTTGGTCGCTTCTTTATGGATAACGCTCAAGTGAACGTGACGGAAAAAGGCAAAGGCACCGACCAGGCGAAGTACCAAGAGGTGTACTCGATGTATGGACCAATCACCAACATCAAAAAAGATGCAGTGAAGATGGGCGAAAAGCCAACCGTGACCATCGAAGGAACCTGCAAGGCGTACAAACTCACTGATACGGGTTCGGTCATTCACGACATTAACGTGGATACAGGTAAGACCGTTGTTGGTGGTGTTGATCTAATGGGTACAGCGGGAATTAGCTGATCTCCATTAAAGTACTTTATATAGCCACCCAAACCGGGTGGCTTTTTTTATGGAAAAATTCATGAAAAACCAAAGCAAACTAATTTTCTTCTCGCGTGAAAGCGTGGCACTTAAAACGATTCCTGTTGCGCAGTTCCGTAAGCTGCCGCATATCGAAGCCGAACAAGAACTCACTGCCAAACAGCTATTCGAACAACGCAAAGCGGTGATCATGGCTTGCAGTGATGTGGCCAAAGAAGAGTTCGAAACCTTATCGGTACCTGACTTCAATCAGCTTTATGACGACATTTGTGATTTGATTCTAAAACCATCAGATGAACTGCGAGGCGAACAGCTTAACGGTAAGTCGTTAGAGCTTACCTTGCTGCATCCTTTCGAGAATGAAGTGGGTGAGAATATCAATAAGGTGAAGTTTGCCATTCCTAAAGTAGCGCATTCTGAAGCGTTGGCAGACATAACTGAAGAGCGAGCGCGCGAAGATTTTATGTTTGAGGTGATCACAGGCTTGCAAACATCCGATCTTGATTTTCTCTCAATCAATGATTATTTGGCGCTAAAACCGCAGGTGGGCGCTTTTTTTCAACAATCGGCGGCGTACTTTCGCCCGACGACGTTGAGAGCTTAATCGACCTTATCCCAATGCACCGAAATACATCTGAATCTGAGCTAAGGCGATGGCCGCAAGATATCGCGGTGCGTCGTTATGAGCTCATTCTCGCCAAACTTGGGGTGAAATAATGTCCGAGAAAATTAACCTCGTTCTTAATACCACCGTAAATGGTCTTGAAGACATTGCTTCAACGACAACAGCTACAGAGCGATTAACTGCCGCACTTGAAAGCCAGCGTGGCGAGGTGATCTCACTTAATGGCAAGCTCAAACAGCTAAATGGTTTTGAGTCTGCCAGTAAGCGAGCGGCTAAGTTGGCAGGTCAGCTTGATGATGCCAAAACAAAGGTGACTCGCCTTAGTCAAGAATTGGAAGACAACAAACAACGAACTTCAGGCCTTCGGGTTGAATACAGTAAGACACAAGCGGAGATAAAAAGCCTCAACTCCCAAATGAAAAAGGCTTCGGGCGAAGGGGCTATTGATTTAAAGAACCGGTTATACGAAGCGCAAAAACGGCTAGATTCGTTCAACGATGAGATTCACCACGGCAAGGTGAAAACCAATGAGTTGAATGCGGCCTATAAAGCGGCAGGCAAACGGGTTACCCAGCTAACTGATAGCCAAAATAAGCAGCGCGACAAACTCAGAGGGTTGGGTGCCGCGTTAAAAGAATCGGGGATCAATACTGGCCGTTTGAGTGATGAGCAAAGAAAGCTCGAAGCTCAGGCAGAAAAGGCCACAGCTGCAATCGCCAAACAAAATCGTCACTTGAAAGAGATGAAATCAATTCAATCACGAATTGATACTCGCGATGCAAAACTGAGTGAGATTGGTGGCAAAGCGACGTCGCTTGCCATGGCTGCTGCGCCAATAGCGGCCACGGTATGGTCGGCAGTTAAAAACGAAAGCTCGTTTGCTGATGTGAAAAAGGTGGTCGATATGACCCCTGAAGAAGCAGACGCTATGCGTAATTGGTCGCTAAAAACCTCCACTGAAACACCGATGAGCGCCAATGACATCAACGCCATGTTGGCTGCTGGTGGGCAAAGCGGAATCAAAGACAAAGCTGAGTTAAAACAGTTCGTGCTCGATTCTGCCCAAATGGGTGTCGCTTTCGATATGGAAGCAGGCCAAGCGGGTGAAACCCTCGCGGTATTTAAAGCAGCATTAGGGTTAGATCAAAATGGTGCGATGGGCCTTGCTGGCCTTGCTAACCATTTATCGAACAACTCGAATGCGAAAGCTAAAGACATTGCAGGCGTGATGGCTAGGCAAGGAGCGTCTGCCAAAATGGCGGGGTTTTCCGCTAATGAAGCCGCGGCGCTTTCGTCGTCGATGTTGTCTGCAGGTATGGGTGAAGAACGTTCTGCAACCGCACTTAAGAATATCTCAGGTCGCCTAACTCTTGGCGGCGCAGCAACCAAAGCGCAGCAAACCGCGTTATCAACCGTAGGTTTCGATTCGGTAGATCTCGCGGCATCAATGCAAAACGATGCTTCGGGTACGTTACTGCAAGTGCTTGAAGCCATAAAAGATGCGCCATTAGAAGAACAAAGTGCGTTAATCACTCAAATCTTTGGTGAAGAAGCTAAAGGGGCTGTGGCTTCACTGGCGGGTAACACGGATCTCTTTCGTAAAACACTCAAGTTAGCTAAGCAAGGGCAAGATGTTCATATTCAGTCATTACAAGACGAATATAAGGCGCGAATAAACACCAGTGAAAACGGTATTTCTCAGTTCATCAACAAGGTGAACCGTTTAAGCGTGATCATTGGTACCGCTCTTTTACCCGCGCTCAATTGGGTACTTGAGCCATTAGGTGATGGCATCAACCTATTGGCGGATTTTGCCGAAGCTAACCAGGGCGTTACTGCTGCGGTTGGAATTGGTGTTGCTGGCTTATTGGCGTTCAAAGGCGCGATGTTAGCAGGCAAAGCCGCCTCCCTTATCTTTGGTAATACTCTCGATAAAGGGCGTTTGTTTCGAAAGGGCTTAAACCGAGAGACGCAGCAGAGTGGCCGCGCAGCGGCATTTGCAACAAAGCAATTGAGCCGGTTGAATCAAACCATGATGAGCATGGGATCTGGAGGTAGAGGAAGTAGTGGGCGAGGTGGCGGCTTGGGTGCTAGTGGTAGACGGTCAAAAAGTCGCATGCCTCCACGCAAGTTACGTTCACGAAACCCATTAGCGCGAGCCTACAACATGGCAAGCACTATGATGACCTCTAATAAAGCGGCATTGCCTTTGGCATTGGGTGGGGGAGCATTGGCCATGACGCCGTCGATTGCCATGGCTCAAGACGGTATAGGGTTAGCTGGAGATATTGCGCAAGGCGCAGGGAAGATGGGGCTAGGTAAGTTACTCAGGCCGCTTGATATGGCGATTAGTGCCGGCAACATTGCAACGGCGGTGACCGAAGGCGATACCAAGACTGCATTGGCCGAAGGTGGTGGGTTACTTGGCAGCATGGGCGGTGCCAGTCTTGGAGCGACTATCGGAACCATGATTTTCCCAGGTGTCGGTACCGTGATAGGTGGTTTAGCCGGCTCGCTATTAGGCGATCTTGGTGGTGAGTTTTTAGGGGGATGGTTTGGCGATAAGCTGGATTCGCCCGACGACAAGCTTATGGCCTCGGAAGCCGTCTCTGAAAAGTTAGTTGAGAAAGAAAAAACCGAATCTCTTATTCGACAAACACCCAATGTCACCTTTAAAACCGACGTCGCTATTCAAACCGTACCAGGCATGGATGAACAGAAAATTGCGGCTCAGGTTACCGCTCAAATTGACCAACAAATGAAGTCTCAATATGAATCTTTAACGGGGCTTACCATCGACGATTCTATTAGCGTATCTGCTATTGATAGAGGTTAACCATGCATCATTTAGTGATCGGAGAGTTCGTGTTTTCGGTTGGAGATAAAACACCCATAACGAAGTTTGATAGAACCACGGCGGGCGCTTACTCAGAAGTCGGCCTCATTGATAATGCGCGTTCAGAGCGAACGGGCAGACCTCTTGAAACGATAGACATCACAGCAAAATGGCTTCAATACAGCGCTGCTAAATCAGTGGATGCGATTCGTGCCTTGATTGATGAGCCTCAACAAGTGAGTGATGGTCAAGGTTTTAACCTTGGCCGTTGGACGATTAAGCAGATTAAAGAGGGGCGCAGTGAGCTTATCCACGATGGTCGAGCCATGGTGACTGATATGTCTTTGCAGCTACTGGAGTCTCGTGGATGAAAATATTTGCTCGTAAAGGGGAATTAATCACCGATTTACTTTTTAAACAAACAGGCCAAGACAGTGATCAGTTAGAGATCGAGTTTTATCGCCTTAATCCGCATGTCCGTGGTGATGTCTTTACTGCGGATACCAATGTCCATATTCCTGAAATATCCACTGTGAAACCCACTCAATCTGTTACGAGGTCTTGGGATTAATGTTCAAACTAGTAGGTAAAAATAGCGAACTGTTATTGGCTCGTCTTAAATCCTGGCGCCTATCTGATGGCAACGGGATTGAGGGGGATAGCCTTTCTTTAACGATCAATTCTGATGACATTGACGGCATTCCCCCGAAAGGTGAGAAGTACTCTGTGTATTTGGGGGAAGTGCTACGTGATGAATTTCAAATATCGAAACGTTCAATCAGTTTACATCCGCGTGAAGTTGTCTTAGTGCTATCGGTCGCCCCATTCAGTATTAAAGATGAAACCGGTTATCGAGAGCGTAAATCGATGAGCTGGGACAACATAACACTTGCTCAAATCGTCGCGGATAATGTTGCCCCTCATGGCTTTCAAGCTTTTGTTCATCCGAGATTACAAAAAATTGAAATCGAGCATATTGATCGTACTGATGAAAGTACACCGTCATTCCTTTATCGACTCGCCAAACAATATGATGCCGTCGCCAAGCCTATCGATGGCCGTTTCATATTTGCTCCCAAGGGAGAAGCAAGAAGCGCAAGTGGCAAAGATATTGAAACCGTTACCTTGTCACAACCTAGTGGTAATCACCCGCAGTTGCCCAATTTCACCAATGTGAGTATCGACCTCGATGGCCGAACGGATGTCACCGGCGTGAAAGCATTTTATCTTTCGACTGAGAACGGCACTCGGCAAGAAATCAGAAAAGGGAAGGCACCATTTAGATCGATTGGTAAAGATAGAAACAGCCAGCAAGAAGCTGAGCAGGCATGCGCTAGTGAACTAAGAAAAATGCAGCGAGAGGGACGAAAGCTCAGTATCGAAGCACCGCCAAATCCTGCTGTGTTTGCTGAAGGGCTATTGGTTTTGGATAGCTCTTTCCCTGGTGTATTCCAAGGAACGTGCTCAATAGATAGCGTCTCGATTTCAGGTCAAGGCCTGCAGCCAAGACGAATGAGCATTAAAGCCACCTTAACGGGAGAATAGGATGATTACGTTGAATTCTGGTGTTCATCATGTCGCGACCGTTCGCTGTAAGATATCAGATACCCAAATTAGAAAATATGCGAGAGACCCGAGGGTTAAGCAGCTCAAAGATGTACGTTATTCGCTGTATTACATTTTTGGTAAAGACCGTCAAAAAGGCAGTTGGCGGTTATTCTCATACCAAAATACTAAACAAAGTAGTGTTGTCTTTGCCCACTTTCCCAAAACATCAGCATCTCAAGCCATTCAACTAGTCAAAGACAACAATGAAAACAACACCCCTCTCGTGCGTCACCATTTTCTGCTGTTGGTGACGGATGTGTTGGAGTGGCATATTTCGAGACAAGAAAAGCTTGGTCGACTTGAAAAAAATCGTTTGATAGCTATTCGGAGTATGTTTAATGCCCATTTATATTCGATGTTTGATGGTGTAGAGGTCACGGCTTTGTCACGAATGGTGATTGATGACTATTTTGTGGTGCCATTTCTTCAAAGCGGATATTCATTAAGCTATGCCAAAGGTTTGTTTCAGCTAGTTAAAGTTGCATTTTCTACGGCGTATTCAATGAAAAAACTGTTTTCAAACCCGATGAGCGATATGCGGTGGACCGATTTTGTTAGCCAGTCCATTCGGCCTAAACCGCCCAAATTAATGCCGATGAATATTTTGGATACTTTGAATTCAATTAAGCATGTTGAGCCTATACCTAAGGCGCTTTGTACGCTGATGTTGTACCACGGAACTCGGATAGGAGAAACTCGGTTAGCTAAGTGGTCTCATATTAATTTTGAGACAAAGCAATGGCTCATCCCGGCGGATAATACAAAGACAAAACGGTTGATTATCTATCCATTAACTGACGAGATGATTGAGTTTCTTAAGTCCTATAAGGCGTGGCTGTTGGATAACCATTACAAAGGAAAGAACTTATTTCCTTTGTGTAAAAGAGATAAAAGCCCTCTCCATCGAGCGCAAGCCTGCAAATTGGTAAGAGCCGTAAGCCGTGGAAAATGGTCGGCTCATGATCTGCGAAAGCTAGCTAGAACAATTTGGGCAGATATTGGTGTGGACTATTTTATTGCTGAATCATTATTGAACCATGCGAAAGATAAGTTAGACGTCATATACATCCACTCTCAAGTTGAACTTCAGAAGAGGGACGCGCTCGTTGATTACCATAAATGGTTAAAAAAGTGCTGGTGAAGCTGCGTATGACCTGCATCTATAGGTTGGGTGTTTTTATAGAAAGGTTATTTAAATCAATTGTTAAAGTGATTTTCATTCTATGTCTGGGAGGAGTGTAACGAGATGTCGTTTTTATGCCAAAACGAGCCAGTTAATGAGGCTCTTATAACCATTGCGCGCCAAGTTCCTCATCAAGTCGGGTTGGTAAAGTTAAGCAAGACTCAACTACGAGTTCTTAAGGTGATCAACGTTGGTGAAGAGGTGACTGCATTACAAATTTCGGAGCGATGTGATTTGTCATCTAGCTTTTCGAGTACCCTGTTAAAAGGGCTAGTTACAAAAAGCTACCTAACTCGCTGCTGCGGTACCCGATTGTTGGGTGGGGTGGAATTTCGATATTCGATCATTAGTTTGTCTGCCTGATTGTAGATAATTAATATGCATCTACTTGGGTATTTTGATTCAGATCAAATGAAATAAGGATAATACTGCCTATATACAATTGTATCTATTAATTAGCCTAATCTTATTATGGAAGTTGACTAGAAATAGGGGGCAGTTATGAGCAAATTAGGTCATTTCTTCAAGGCACTATTTGGTTCTGGTGATTTAGGGCATGACAACGGAGATGGTTCCGCGGGTGCCCATGCTACACGTTTGATAGAAGACCCGACTTATAGGGCAGAGATGGAAAAGCTCTATGGTAAACATGCAGTAGATAAAGCCATTGAAAATGCTTTTCCAGACCCATTCCTTAAATAATAGAGCACTTAACAGCCTAGCCAGTAGCTAGGCTGTTTTTATTAAAAATCGAGTAATGAGTAGTCTTTCGTGTATCACATAATTAAGACCGCTAGTTGGCTAGGTAATCTCTTTTGATTATGCTATCTATTGTATTTACTAGTTACCGTGACTATTTAACTAAGGAGCAAAAGTGGGGAGAATTGGCAGGAAGTTAAAAATGAAACTCGTAAGACGTTTGCTAAATGATAAAGGAAACGTTGGATCTAGCCTCCCTCCTCTATACAAGTACTTAGGAGTCGAAGGTGCTCGTTTAACTTTAGCTAATCAAACGTTCAAGTTCGCAAAGCCATCAGATTTTAATGATCTGGAAGACTTAACAGTAAGAAGTGTTTTTGAAGGGGTCTTAGAGGGCGAGTTATCTAACATATGGTCCTTTTTCCCCGATGTTTTGCTTAATAACTTGAATCGCCAAGTTACATGCTCTTCTCCGATGAAGGAACAAGTTATTGAACTGCAGTCGATATTGAAAGGAGCGCCCTTATGTCTAAATGAACTCAAAAATACCCAACCAGAAAAAACTGATGTTGCAGCGTCAATAAGAGTTGCTGAAGACGTTCTCGAAGACCTAAATCATTCAATGCAAGACTACAGAGTATTCTGTGTTACTACCGAATTGAATTCTGAGTATATGTGGCAGAGATACGCAGAAGACTTTAAAGGAATTGCGCTGAGAATTGAACCGAGTGTAGAGAAGGATTCAAAGTTTCAGCTTTTTAAACCAGTGACTTACCGTAAATGCAGGCCTGTACTATACAGTAATGCTCAAATATTTATAGAAAATGCGTTGTTTGGGAATAGCGAGATAATATATGAAAAAATTTCGGACATAATCCATACAAAAACGTTGGAGTGGCAATGGGAGTATGAATATAGATTGGCTGTGCCGCTTGTAGGGGAACAACCATGGAACACACTCTTGTTCCACCCTGAAGAAATAACTGAACTGCATCTAGGTCCTGCGATAGAACCGGAATTTAGAGAGTCTATTATAGAACTTGCCCGTTCAATAAACCCTGAAATAGCCCTTTTCCAAGTTGAACGAAACCCTAATGGAACGTTCAGTTCTGAACCCTTATAAAGAAAAAGGCTACGTCAAAGGTGTTAGGTTCTTCTTAACCATTTGATAGTTCAAACGAGTCCACACCCCGCGAAATAAAAATTTTTCGGGTCATATGGTCACCACCACTCCTAAGGGTTTTACAATATGGTTGGAAAGACCAAGGTTGAGCATGATGCGTAACGCAGTGACAAAATCTGATTTTAAATCACAAATTAAGCAATTGGTTGAGTGTAATATTAATTGCATATTTTTATTTTAAAACAGAAGGAGTTAACGATGGAAGAGCTTCATCGACGTATAGCGCATGCTTTGCATAAAGATGGTTGGAATTTTGAAGGAGGAATTCGAGCCTCATTACTTAAAGGTGCAAAAAGAATCAAGCCAGATGAGTATGAGGTGGGTATGAAAGGTAGCTTGTTTTGTCCTATGTGCTTTACGAATTTAAATAGAGTGCCACATGACAGAGAACATACAACTTCCAGTATGGAAGCTCATTTTAGACATCTGCCCAAGTACAAAGGAATCTTTTGCGCTTTGCGCTCTGCTAAAGCCGAAGGTAAAAAGTACACTAGCTCAGAATCAGTAAAGCAAGCGATTGATAATGAGGAACTAGTAATAGTTAGCGGTTTTATGAAAGACAAGCCAGAACAACGCCTACCAGGAGAACCTAAACCATTTGACGACGCTCAAATTGAAGATGTCGAAGGGCCGGAGGCTGACGTACCTTTGGGGGTTCATGATGGGGAGTCATTTAAAGTTCCAAGTAAGATTACTTCTTTAAGAGGCATATGTCGTAACTTTGATAAAAACTATTATCGCTATTATTTTTTCCCAGGCTATCAGCATGCAATTGCTCTGACATCGCTTATTCATGACGCTCGAAATGTTAAAGACGAAGACACAAAACCTAAACTTTATGTAGTCAAACTTAAGAATTCTAATCATTTTGGGAATCCACCAGGAGATAACAATATTCGTATGACTTTTATTGAAAAGTCTACAGAAGTGAAAGACTTTTGCATTAAAACTCCTCACTGGCTTCAGCATGAGCACGGAATCGGAGATGAGACGGAAGGGCGTTACGCTTTGGTCTATGGAAAAGCAACTGAGAATGGTATCGGCTTGTGTTTTGAGGACCTTGGATGGGGTGAATTAGCATTAATACCAGAGAAGTATAACTACCTAATTGAAGATGTTTATACCGTTGCTCATCAAGCTAACTAAATAACGTTAAAGGCACCAATCGGCGCCTTTAACTATTTCAAGTCACTAACTCTTTCCTTTCACTGTCATCAACTCCGCTAATCTAGAATTCGCCGTCTCAGCAATCTTTGCTATCAAAATTTCCCAATATGTAAAGTTTAACTTTTCAATTTCATTTCTTGTTTCTTCCTACTAAAGTAGGTTAAAATAGGAAATGAAGCGTTGCAGCTCGAATTACTCCAGAAGGAATATAAATGAATACGAATGTTGTAAAAACTTGGGAGTCAGATGAAAGCTCCCTACAAGAAGAGACAGTTCTTAATATCGATAAGCGTGTGTTTATTGATGCGATACAAAGTGGGATCTATCAGTATAAAAGCGTGAACAAATTTCATCCAATAACCGCCGCTGGTTCTAGAGCTTGGGAAGAGATCGTTTCTTCTTTTCGTCAAATGGTAGTTGATCAAAACCAAGGTTGGAAAGCCATACATAAAGACGGAATGCCTCTATTAGTTAATTCATCTGAACAACTTACTATCGTTATCACTAGCGGTGATTCTAATACTGGCATCGATGGTGACATACAACCAAGAACACGAAATCAAAAAGGGCAAGCGACCCAAAGTTTTGTAGAAGCAAACTATCCTCTTTTCGAAGATGTTGCTACTATTGATATATTACCTAGTACGGCAGATGGCCATGAAACATGGGTATTTCTATACCACATAGACAGAGGTAAATTAGAGGTGAGATTCGAGCTTGCTCTACCTACAGAAACTGCTTTGTCAGGCTCTAAAGGAAGAGTGAAGATTTCAAGCTGGTCTCATAGGCATTTGTTTGAAGCCGTTCCGTTCGATGGACAGATTTCAAACCCAATCCCACCTACATTTACTGATGATGAAGCAGATTTTTTCGACCCTATTAAGAAGTAAGTAGTAGAAAATATGTCAGTTAAATTTAATCCATCGAGGCTAAAGTTAGCCAGAACAAGGAGACAACTTACTTTCAAAACATTGGCTAGTGAAGTAGGTTTGACGCCTCGCATGGTATCAGAGTACGAGAAAGATTATTGTAACAGTGAGCCGCCAGAAGCGACTGTCGAGGCTTTTTCACGTGCTTTGAATTACCCACCAGAATTTCTTTTAGATGAAGATGCAATAGAAAACGTATCTAAAGATACGGTATCTTTCCGCTCGTTAAAAAGTATGAAAGCAGCTCAAGAGCACGCGGCCATAGGGGCTGGGCAAATCGGTGTAATCATCAATGACTTTTTTGAGAGTAGATACTCATTAAAAGATGCCGAATTGCCTGATTATAACGGCTATGAGCCGGAAGTTGCTGCAGAGGCATTGAGGCAAGAGTGGGGGCTAGGAAATTACAGTATTAGCAATATGATTCACCAACTTGAAAAGCATGGTGTTCGAGTGTATTCACTCGCAGAAAATACCCAAGACGTAGATGCGTTTTCATTTTGGAAAGGAAATGTTGCCTATGTTTTCCTGAATACTAAAAAATCAGGCGAGCGCAGCCGCTTTGATGCCGCTCACGAGCTTGGTCATTTGATCTTACATAAGCATGGAACAGCACAGGGTAAAGACGCCGAAGCAGAAGCAGATAAGTTTGCTTCCAATTTTCTGATGCCAAGAAGTACTATTTTGCCCTATAAGGGAAACAATATTTCTATCGAAAGCATTCTAACGCTTAAACATAACTGGAAAGTTTCCGCTATGGCGCTCATTGTACAGATGCGCTCTGTTGGTGTTTTAAGTGAATGGCAATATAAGTCTTTAATAATAGTTGCAAGTAAAATGGGGTTGAGAACGCGAGAAATTGATGGGATCACGCGTGAACAATCGCACGTCATTAGCAAGATTTTGGCAGCGCTAGAATCAGAAGGTGTGTCTATTGCATCACTAGCTAAGATGTTACACCTGCCTTTAGATGAAGTTACGAGCCTATTGTTTAGCTTTGGCGTAGTTCATAGTGACTTTACTAATACAGCTAACAGGCAAACACCCTCCCATAAGCCAGCACTAAGATTAGTGAAATAGATTAAGCCCCTTTAAATGGGGCTTTTTTATAACTGGAACTTTGCACATACAGAGACTAAAATCATGTTAACTGTATATATAGCCAGTTAATAATGAAATCTATACGCTACCGTCAAAACTACAAATACCATGTCTACACTAGAAATGATCGAGGTTTGATCCCCGCATTGCTACGTGATGGAGAATACGCCTTTAAGCCATTTGGAGGCTTTCTGCCGTTTGAAGATAGTGAAGAGTACCAGTTCGTAAAACTAGTGAGCCTGACAGCCTACACGGTTGAGAAGGAAGGGGTAGAAGTTTGGGAAGACATTCGACCTGGCTACTACGTACTCGGCTGCTATCGATTCGGCGCGTACTTTATCCTCGAAAGAAATGATGGTCTTTTTACACTTGAAAAATGA